ATTTGGTACACCAATAGATAAGATAGGTTACTTTGCTTTTACAAAGAAAGCTGCAGAAGAAGCTGTGAACAGAACTTTAGATCTTTATCCAAATTATAATAAAAAAGATTTAAAATATTTTAGAACTTTACACTCATTAGCTTTTACAGAACTAGGTATGAAGAAAAGTAATGTTATGCAAGAAGAACACTACGAAGACATAGGAAGAAAATTAGGTATAGAAGTTACAGTTTATTCTAATGGAGAAGATAAAACAGGATTTGTAGATTCAGATAGTGAATATTTTAATATAATAAATGCAGCAAGAATTAAAGGTACCACAATAGAAGAAGAATATAATACTGACATGTATTCACAAGACATAGACAAACACTTATTAAAAATTTTAAAAGACGAAGTAGACAATTATAAGGCAGCTTATGGACTGGTAGATTTTACAGATATGATTGAAAAATTTAATGTGTCAGAATTGTGTCCGAAATATGACGTAGTATTCATTGATGAAGCACAGGATCTGTCACCAATACAGTGGAAAATGTACGATATACTTAAGAAAAACTCTAAACATGTTATCCTAGCCGGTGATGACGATCAAGCAATCTATGGATGGGCCGGTGCAGATGTTGCAAGGTTTCAAAGTGAGCCAGCAAAAGACATTATATTGCCACAATCGTACAGAATTCCTGCAGCTGTACAAGAAATAGCTAATTGTATTTTAAATAGAATACCTGATCATAGAAGAATTAAAAAACAATGGTCACCAAGACCGGAGAAAGGTTATGTAGAGTACGTAACTTCAATAGATGACTTACCACTGTACTCAGGCGACTGGCTAATACTTGCAAGAACTAATGACAAACTTAAAAGGTTGGCACCAGATTTAAAAGACATGGGGTTATACTTTATAAGTCAATAATGGATTACACACGTTGGACCAATGGTGATCAATTATCTTTGTCTGAAATAAAAGATTTGTTTGAGTTTTTAGAGGAAGAAGTACCTACAGAAGAAGTAATGTATGATTTATCTAAATGGGGTTATTCTAAAACTCAAAGATGGTTTGAAGTATTTAAAGCTGATCCAGAAGAATGTTTATACATTAGAGAAATGATGCGTAATGAAGAGAAGTTATCTCAAGCTCCAAGGATTAAACTATCTACCATACATGCAGCCAAAGGTGGGGAAGCTACAAACGTTTTAATTATTTTAGACAACACTAAAAAAATAAGAGAAGCTACAGACAGTAGTTTAGACAAGCAAGACGAAGAGCATAGAGTTTGGTACGTAGGTGTAACTCGTGCAAAACAAAACTTATATATAATGACAGCAAAAAGGGAGGACAGAGGTTATGACATCTAAAGCATACGATAAACAAATTGGTGGATCACACTATCAAAATTTTAAAATACAGCCAAGCAAATTTGTAATTGAGAACGAATTGCTATATCCTGAAGGTTGTGCTATAAAATACATAGTGAGACACAGACTGAAAGGAAAGAAACAAGATTTGGAAAAAGCAATACATTTTATAGAAATGATAATTGAAAGGGACTATGGAACCAAATAATCACGTACCTTTTTACATGGGTTTGTTTACATGTATTTTAATATTTTATTTTTTGGCTCAAGTATCATGAAAGGGACTAATATTTTTTTACAATTAAGATTAAAACTAGAGGCTGCTGTTAAAAAAACAGAAAAACTTTATAAAGAAAATCAAGTTATGAAAAAAAGATTACTTAAATATGAAAAGCCAGGAATGCTTTATTACAACAACAAAAAAGGTTTAAATGAAAATACCTACATTTAGTGCACAAACAGAATGGGTTATACCCACAGAATTTCCAGACCTAAGACAGGTTGACGAGATTGCAATTGATTTAGAAACAAGGGATCCAGACTTAATTAAAAAAGGATCTGGTGCAATTATTGGTAATGGAGAAGTTATAGGAATAGCTGTAGCGACCGCACATTACAAAGGATATTTTCCTATAGCTCACCATGGTGGTGGCAACATGGATCGTAAAAAAGTATTAGAATGGTTTCAAGATATATTAAATTCAACTTCAACTAAAATATTTCACAATGCAATG